AAAGCCCGAACCATCTGTGATCACAAACTCTCCAGTGTCGGGCTTGCGGCCAAATACCACAGCAGGTTTGCCGTCCCACTTTACAGTAGTGGTCTTTTGTGGTGCATCAGCAGCATGTTGGATGATAGCTAGTGCTTCATCTACGCCACGTGCGCCTTTGCGAAATATTAGATCTTCTAGGTGTTCGATACCCTTGGCTCTACCGCCTACATTACCTTCATCGGCTTCGTAAATTTGATATGGATTTGCTGGCTCGGCTTCAATTAATGGCTGCATGCCTTGATTTACAATTCTATCACGCAGCTTGGCCAGGAAATGCACATCACTGTTTTCTCGAACCAGGTCTGGCTCTTGCAGGCCTTCTTTGCTTAGGTATTCACGAAAGTCTTTGAGTTTGGCGTCACGGTCTCGGTCCCGTGCTAGAGCAGCATAAATGCTTTCTACGTTCTTGAGATTTTCTCTAGTGGCTGTTCTACCTAACAGTGTTTTGGCCACATAGTCAGGATCCATACCACCATCTACCAGCTGATTTGTGGTGCGACTGAACATGCCATTGGCACCCACTTTAAGTCCCTGTTGTTTGGCAATTGAACTCATGAGCACATTGCGATTCATGCCTTTGTATGCAGAATCATCTGCCCCACCATAGTAGAACTGTCCCCAGTCTAAGTTTGGGAAGAACATGAAGTCTGTTTGCACATAGCCATTGTTGGGGTTACCGTTGATGGGTGTGCGCAGGTGTACTTCGCCGGCTTTCTTCACCCAGGCCTTGGGATCTTCACCATGACTCACTGCCCATTGTGTTAGTTTTGCTGCCAATTGTTCTTTGGATATTTCGCTAGCATCCACTGCCATGTCCATGTCACCTGAGGTGGGCTTGCGACCAGTGGAGCCCAGCCAACGTTCACGTGGGAATTCTAATCCTGTAAGTGTTTCCAGCCACTGCACTGTGGCTGCTACATCGCTTTGATTGATACGTCCAGTTAAAGGATTACCATCAGCATCTTTAAATACGTTGCCGCCTTCTAACAATCTCATTGTGTTTGTCCTTGTTTCATGCGACGATATAGCTCTTTACTGGGATCAAAGTTCTTGCTCCAGGTCAGCGATTCTGCCATAGCTGGTGCAAGTTTTTTAACAGGTTGATTCATGCTGGGCATTTTCATTACATCGGCATAATTAAATCCTGCAGGTGTTGGTATAGGCGTAGGCGGTGCTGGCCTAGGTGGAGTAGGTACTGGAATAGGTGGAGTAGGTGGAGTAGGTACTGGAATAGGTGGAGTAGGTGGAGTAGGTGCCGTATCTCTTTTGTATAAATCTAGAAGACGTCGCTGTTCGGGAGCCATGTCTGTTACTTGCTTGACAATATTGTTGGTGTTGATCTGCAATTTTTGTGTGTTGAGTTTGCCAGCTGCTAGTGCAATTTGTTTTGGATCAAGAGGCAATTCAACTCTTTGACCATTCAGCGTTCCTAGTCGAGCCCATTCTTTAGCTATTTCAGTTGCAATTTCATTTTCTGTTTTTGCTATACTAGCAGTGCCTTTATTTTGACCGGCTGCTATCTGGCCATACTTGCTGTACTGACCTTGTTGAGCAGCCGGTACGCCAGCCGTATCCAATATTTTGTTGGCAAAATATTCTGCGGTATTAAGCGGCAACTTTGCCACTCCTTTGGCTTGGTCAACTGCATAGTTTACCACTGGCTTGACTGTGTTAACTGCTCCTTTGGCAATATTGGTAGCAACACCCTTGAGTGGGCCTTCGTTTATGTTACGGCGTGCGATTTCATGTATCTGCATTTGTTCTTCTCACTGATCTGGCAAACTTGCCTGAGTCTCTGGTGCGGATGGCATTCAACAATTTACGTTGTAGATTTTCAGCTTGATCAGCTGGAAATTCTGTGTCAATTTGTTCCAGCAGTCTGATGGCATTAGCAATCAGGGTAGCCGCACGGTTTTCAATCAACAGGTGGCGATCACGCTCGATGTACAAATCGTCTAATTCATCTAACAAACTGCGGGTGCGTTTTTGCATCTACTTTGAGACCTTTGGATTATTTAGCGGATTCTTGCCCACACACATCATTACGAATATCAGAAAAATGATACATTATGATGTTTTGATCTTGCCCAACAATTGCTTGAGCTTGGCGCTTTGCACATCAGCTGTGACTTTGGGTGTTTCTACTGCAACTTAATTGTATCGGTAATACCTACCAAGATTGATTTCAAACTCAGCCTGGTAAAAATACTGCACAATTTTGCTGTTCCAAAATTTATCTGCGTATAAAAAATCGTTTACTGTTTTCCAACGATCCATATGCATTTCACAGTCTTGATTATTAACAGCATGATAAAATTCTTGTGTGGTCTCAACTACGTCAGCAAATTCAACGTTAACCACATTTTCTTTTAAAAAAATTGGCTCAAACGGTACCAGATAGTTTTTTGCAGTTTCACGGGCTTTGTCTACTAGATCCATGCCTGTAAGTTCTTGCCACTGAGGGGCAAAATAGTGATGGTATGCTCGTGCCCAACGATAAATTTTACTCTTAAATGTTGTAGTGGTAATCACAATTACTTTATCAAATTGATCCAAAGGCAACAGGCCTGGCCAGCAATGTGTACCAATCCAACTGTTAGCCGGCAGAGTCATTGTTGATACCCGATCCATAAACTGTTGAGGATCATACTCAGTCAAAACTGTGTTAGCATCGCCAATTTTTCCTAACCCATGCTGTATGCTATTGATGCCGCCATTTGCCGCTAAGGGACTAAATGTATCTGACAAGATATCACACAACAACCCACCACAGGTATAATGTGGGAAACAGATTAAATTAGGCATTGAAAAATTCCTGTACTTCAGAAAAGACACTTCTCCAATTGGTACTGCGCCATTGATCCAATTGATCAAGATATTGCACCAGTGCAGTCACACTGCCAGAGTATGGCTTTTGATCAAGTGCAACTGATATTGCATGTTTTGCACCATATTTGATTTTTATTTTGTTGCGCAGAGCTGGAGGGGTGTGTTCAATGCCCAACATACCAGTACACAAGTGTATATTAAAGTCTGAACTATCCCCATATCTATTAGATCCAATGTGTTGGTCAAACCAAGTTTGAAAGTGGTCAATGTAAAATGCATTCAGTGGATTAACTGTGTGCTCAACTCCAAACATGACATTTCCCGGTACTGTGCTAATGGCATCTGTTGCAAAAGCTTCTAACTTTTCCCAACGATACGGCCACCGCAATAAGCTAAACTGTTCGCCCACGCCATCCAAACTTGCTATCCATTTGACTAATTTGAATTTTTCCCAGGTGCGCAAAACTGTTTTACTAGGCATGATACTAAAGTTGCTAGTGTACTGCACCGTGACTTTACTAGGATCAGGAACCAAGGCCATGATTTGTTCGTGCGTGTCTGACATCAAGGGTTCACCACCACCAAATTTAATATACCTCAGCCCACTTAAATCTTGCTCGGCTAATAGCTGAACAAATTTGTCAGCTATAATACCTTGGCGATCTTCCTGATGCATTTGGTGTATGTTTGATCCTTGTACCAGTTGGTGTCGGGAATTCTCTTGATACCAAAAGCTACTGGATGCCGCACTGCAAGATGCACAGGCCAAGTTGCACTTTTTGTTTACGGCCACGGTCAAGAACTCTAGTCGATTATCGGCACCTTGTATGAAATCAAAAGACGCCTGACGATAACTGGTTGTGTTTTGCTTTTCGGCATCAATACAAATTTTGCAATCGCTCCTGACGTCTGCAGTCATCCAGTAGTTTCTATGTGCAGATAACTGGCTTGATAAATCTTGGTTAGGATTTATCTTGTGGCGATTGCCACGAAAAAAACAGCAAGGAGATACAGTAAATGCTGTGGTATCATTGTTGTATACCAAGCCGTTTTTTAAGTGGCGGCAAAACTCTGTCATATCAATTAGATTTAATTTTTCCCAACAATTGCTTGAGCTTGGCGCTTTGCACATCAGCTGTGACTTTGGGTGTTTCTAGCTCAAAACCTTCTCGAGCTTGGGGTCGCTCCCAAGGTACAGATTTGGCGTCTTCTGCGGCTGCACTAACTTGGCTTTTTGCTTTGATCGAGTCCATGATACTTGTACTGGGCTTTTTGCTAAACCCGTTTTCGTTGTTATCTCCGCCTTCATCAGTAATACGCATGGTTTCAATGTTGTACTCCAGGTCAATCTTTTGACCAACGCCGGTCGAGCTTCGAGATTTCATGCATTGTATCTGATACTTGCCACGTTCCTTCATTGCACGACTTGTAAAGATACCAAACACATTGTCTGCTGTGTTAATTTTAGAGATACCACCTGATATGTGTGAGTGGTCAAATTCAATTTCTTCCACAGCTGATCGATTCAACTGTGACGCTGTGACCATCAAGATGCCTAGCTCTTTGGCCAAGTTGCGCAGTTCTTCCGAAACATACTTGTCCTTCACAAACAAGTCGTTGGGGCTGACTTTGGCGCTAACTGGCATCAACAAGTCCAAGTAGTCAATCATCACAAAGTCCACCTTCTTGCCTGTTTGTATTTGATACTCTTTTAAATACGCACGAATGTCGTTGATGTTTGATTGTGCTGGCAAACCTTTGACCTGATAGTTGCCTGACTTCTTTGCCACCAGCTTGACCTTGAGCTCTGTAGTGTCTATGTCCTTGCGAATGTCCTTGGTGCTCATGTTGGTTAACATGGCATCAGTTCGCAATGACGTAAGTTCTTCTGAAAGTTCTAGTGTGATGTACACACCGCTAATTCCTTGCTGTAGCCAGTTCAGTGCAATATTCATCATGACCAGGCTCTTGCCTGATCCTGATCCACCTGCAAAGATGTTTAGTTCACCACGACTGAATCCACCATACAACAATCTGTCCAGTTGTGGCCAGCCTGTGCTTACTTGCCCACCCGAGTTAAAGTATTTTTCAATGCGACTCTTAGGATCAGCAAAGTAGTCTGTGCCCATGTCCTTAGTGAGCGATATCTGTACTGCATCTTTGATCAGCTTTTCAACAGGATCATATTCACCTTTTTCCAACAGGTCTGCGGCTTTTAAAATAGCTCGTTCTAGTTCTTGGCGGCGAGTAAATGCTTCAAATTCGCCCATGAACCAGTCAAAGTGTCCTTCATTCAAGTCTGGCACAGCCTGTAATTTAACACCTGTGG